GAATGGTGTAAAGAAGTCAACCCTGAAGGAGATAGCTTATATGATGTATTTAGCGACATTGTACAGTCTTATGTTATTACTGGTAATGCTTATGCACACGTTAAAAAAAGCGGTGATTATACTGCATTATATTGCGAGGATGCTACGACGGTAAGAAAAGGTAAAAGAAAAGATATTGCATATTTATCAAACTTTTGGCGAGATATAGAGTTAAGTAATACTCCATCTGCTCAATATCCTGTTAATGAGTTAAAATTCTATGATGGTACTCAAAGCAAAGAGTTTTTAATTCACATCATGAGAAAGTATCCAGAGTTTAATTACTATGGATTACCAGATTATGTAGGTGCTTTAGATTGGATTGATATAGAGTACAGAATGAGTAAGTACAATATTGATAAGTTTGATAACGGCTTTTTTCCTAGTGTACTTATCCAGATGTTTGGCGAGGTTCCTGATGGAATGAACGCACAGCAATATGTTGAAAAGATTAAAGAGAAGTTTACAGGAGAGGCTAACAATGATAAGTTTTTAGTAGAGCTTTTAGATTCTCCTGAACAGGCTGCAAGTATTAAGGAGTTTGATAGAGAGCGTGATGGTGAATTTATGGAGCTATCACAGTTATGTACAAAGGCTATTATTTCTGCTCATAGGATAACTCCTAGTTTGGCTGGTATAGAAACTGCTGGTAAGTTAGGAAGTAACCAACAGATAAAAGATGAGTATGATAAGTTTATGAATAGTGTTGTTATACCAGATTTTCAAGAGCCATTATTAAAAGCCTTAAACGGTATTATCAAGAGAGATACTAAATACGGTAATATTGAGGTAGGTATTTTGAATGTTAGCCCTGTTGGAGATAGTGCTAAAGTTGACTTAAATGCTGTTATAACGATTAATGAAGCTCGTAAAATGCTAGGCTTAGAAATGTTAGATGATGGTAGAGGAGAGCAGTTTGTAAATGAGAATGCTGTACAGAATATAGAAGAGGATACAGATGATGAAGTTGAGAATGAAATAAACAACACTTATCAAAACAGTATCTTTTCTAAAACCTATGCTGATTATCCTGATAGTGCAGTTAACAATGCTAAAAGAGGTATTAAGCTAAATGAAGAGGTTAATAACAGATGTGCTACTGATGTAGGTAAACAAAGAGCACAGGATATAGCAAATAGAAGAGGGTTATCTTTTAGCACTATAAAGAGGACATTTAGTTATTTATCAAGAGCAGAAGAGTACTATGATCCAAGTGATACAAAAGCTTGTGGTACTATCTCATATTTATTGTGGGGAGGTAAGAGTATGAAGAGTTGGGCTGAGAGAAAGATTAAGGAAATAGAAAACAGTTAAATATGGCGTATAATACTGAAATGATGACCTCAACAGAGGTGAGTACAGAGGCTATAAATGATAATTATTTTGATACTGCTTACTTTGATAAGTATATTTTAACTTCTCAAAGAAAGTATGTAAAGCCAGTACTAGGAGTAGATTACTATAATGAGCTTTTAACACAAATAGCTGGAGCTAGTTTAACTCCTGACAATACAATTATAGTTAATCAGTTTATAAAACCTATGTTAGCTCATTACGTAGTCTATGAGGTATATTCTAAGATACATACTCAATTGACTAATCAAGGTGCTATGGAGAACAATACAGAGCAATCTAGTCAGGCTAGCAACTTTGAGTATTCTCAATCTAGGGATTTCTATATTAACAAGGCTGATTTTTGGAAAAAGGACATGATAGAATATATCAAAGAGGCTAAAGATGATGATTCTACAAAGTTTCCTTTATTTGATGATTGCGAAACTCCTGTGCAAGTAAATAAAAAGGGCATTATATTTTATTAAGATATGGCAATATTACATAAGAATATTACGGCTGCTGCTGATATACATAATCCTAAATGGTTTAGCGGTGCTAATAATGGAGATTACGCTTTTAAAAACGAAAAAGGAGAGCTAGAGAGTATTGATGAGTTATTACTTCCAGCGGCTTTAAATTTCGTTGATGGCAGTGTAGCACCTCCAACTACTAACAGCGGAGATATTTACATATTATCCTCTGGTGGTAGTGTTAATGCTGGATGGGGTTCAGTTAGTTTACAGGATTGGGTACGTTATGATGGTACTCAATGGAACAGTATTACTCCTCAAAAGAGTAGTTTATGCTACGATAAAACAGCAGACTCTTTAATGGTTTATGATGGTGCTGCATGGGCTGGTATGGGTTCTAGTTTTGGTAAGCTTGGAATTAGTGATAGCACTGGATCATTTACATATTATTCAACTCTTGCAGATGCACTATCTGCTGCTTCTAGTGGAGATACTATCCAATTTTTTGCAAACATTACAGAAACAAGTGATATAACGGTGAATTGTGTTGATGGTGTTAATATTAATTTTAATGGGTATACATATACTTTAAACACATCAGGAACTTCAAACGCTTTTACTGTTGGTAATAATGTTTCTTTAGAAATGTATAACGGTAAAATTAAAAGAATCGGGGCAACTCCAGCTACATCATCAAAAGTTTCACTAAGTGTATCAGGTATTGGAGTGCTGAGTTTAAATGCAATGATTTTAGAGAATGACTTTGGAAATGCTGGATATTTAGCTAGTTTAACTAGAACAGTAAAAGGAGGTGATTTTGTCGGGGAAACTTTAGGTGTTTTTGTTTCAGGAGCAAGGCTAGAAAATTCAAAAGGAAGTGCGAATTTGGGTGTTGGTTTGCAAATCCAAAACAACGGAATTGCAATCAATTGTTATGGATTTTCAACGTCAGGTTATGGCGTTTACAATAATAATTCACAAGCCAATAATTGCATTGGACGGTCGAACGGCAATGTTGGTCTTTTTCTTGGGAACGGCCAAAGTTATAATTGTCAAGGCTTTTCAACTTCCAATTATGGGGCAAGCATAATCGGCTCGGCTAAATTTGCAAACATTTTCGGCTTTTCTTCGGCAAATGCGGGTGTTAATGTTGTGGGAATTGGAACAAATATCACTGGTTATTCAACGGCAAGTTATGGGGTGCGTTATTTTTCTGGTTCGGGGAATCACGTTATTTCAAACGTTAAAGCCTTTTCAACTTCTGATGTTGCAATGCTTGTTATGAAAAATGCTGGAAAAGTTGAATTTAGTAATATAGATTGTGCTACTACTTACAATGATGCTGGTGGCCATGCTTTATTAGTTACTGGTTCAGATGATGATATAATATTTAGTGGTGGTAGTTTAAGAGTGGAAAACTCGTCGGCAAATTGTATTAATTCGGGAAGTGCTAAAAACTGTTATTTTGTAGGGTTAAAGTTTAATAATGCTACAACTCCAGTTAATGCAAATATTACTAATTTACAAAGTAATACAGAGGATACTTTTGGTAACATTACAATCGGTTAAAAAATAAAAAAAATGAAAGATATTAAACAAAACGTAGTACAATTTAATCTTTTATCTGTACCTCCTAGAATGATAGTACAATACATTAATGAGGACGGTGAAGAGGCTCAGAAAATTACAAACTATACAGATTTAAGTGATGATGATAAAGCGATATTTGATTCGTTTAAAGAATTATCTATAAATAATATGTAATTCAGTGAAAGTATTTTAGATTTTAATCACAAATTTTAAAAGTAATTTTAATTTAATATATTTATAAAATGATTAAAATTTATCATAACCGCCTAAAATTAAGATTTTTAACCAGAAATATTTTTATTTAAGGCATGGATTTACTAACCGTAGAGAATTTATTACAATTTATAGCTTTGTTTATTGGGCTTTTGACTGCTTTTATTAGATTTAATAACAAAACCGAGAAAAATACGTTATTAATTGTGCAGTTAGAGAAGGATGTTCAAGCCATCAAAGAAGAGGTGAAAGATAATTATACGAAGCTAGAGAATAAGATTAGTGAAGTTGAGGATGATATTAAATGTATTGCAGCCGATATAGGTGAAATAAAAGGATATTTGAAACAACTTAACAATCAATGAAACTTAGCAACAGTTTTACATTAGCAGAAATGCTAAAAAGCAATACGGCATCTAGGCTAGGTATTGAATCACAGTATTCCCCATCACAAGAAGTTATTGATAACCTTACTAAACTTTGTAAAGAGGTTTTACAGCCTATTAGAGATAGGTTAGGATTACCTGTTAGAGTTACTAGTGGTTATAGATGTGAAAAGCTAAATAAGGCTATTGGTGGTACTTCCAGGAGTCAGCATGTAACAGGTGAAGCTGCTGATATTGAGTTATGGATTAAAGGTAAAGAGCAAAACGGCATTTTATTAGATGAGGTAATAAATTTGTATTTTTGTGGTGCTATTGAGTTTGACCAGTTGATAATAGAATATCCAGATCATAACGGAGTTCCAAAATGGCTCCATATTAGTTATAGTGATCATAATAGAGGTGAAGTATTGATAGCAGAAAAGATTAAAGGTAAAACAGTATATAAAAAAGCAAACACATGAAAAAGTTAATAGGTATTGCAAAAGGATTCTTTTTACAACCTGAAACAGTTAAAACTGCTGTTGATGGTATTGAAAAGATTGGAAAAGTACGAGTTAATAAAAAGAGGGTAGCATTGGCTATTACTATTGTATTGGCTATCTTAGTGCTATGCGGTGTTATAAGTGAAGAAACATTTATAGAACTGTTTAAAGATATTAATTAAGATTATCTAGCCCTTTCTGGGGTTGATTGTTTGTTTGTTTTGGAGGGAGTTGTTACCCTCCTTTTTTTTTGATTTCAAAATAAATATTTACAAATATGCCATTTATATTAATTTTTTATTATATTTGTGTATAGTTAATTATTTAAAACAAACAAACATTATGAAAAATTTAGTTTTTATAATAGGAAAATACAAAGGAGCAGCACTAGCTCAGATATGGGATTGTGATAAATCTTATGTAGAGTGGTTTTTAAGCAATATTGATATGCCAAAGATAGAGTTGCAAAAAGCCTTAAATGAAATTAATAAACTAAGAAAGTAAACAATTAAAAACAAACAAACAAACAAACAAACATCATGGAAAAGTTTAGAAAAGTATTAGAGGAGATTCAAACAGCAAACAACACTATTTTTAGCGTAGAGTTTATTAAGAAAGATGGTTCAGTTAGAAACATGACTGCTAGGCTTCATGTTAAGAAAGGTGTTAAAGGTACTGGTATGAGTTATGATCCAATAGAAAAAGGTTTATTACCTGTATGGGATATGCAAAAGAATGGGTTTAGAATGATTAATCTTAAGACAGTAACTAAATTACAAATAAAAGGAGAGGAGCTTATTTAAGCTCTTCTTTATAAAACTAAAAACAATGAACAGATTAGAAAAGTACGAGAAAGAGCATTTAGAAAATGTAGCATTTGATAAAGCTGAATTATACAATGAGCTTTTAGAAGTTGGAATGAAGCAAGAAGATAGAAACGAATGCGAAGATTTGCTAAAAACTTACATGGGATATGATGAGTTTAAAAAGCTATCTAAGGTAAATTTTGACATGATAGTAGGAGCAATGCAAGAATACGCAGAAAACTTTAAAAACAGATAAGATGACAAACGACCAGAAACATATTAAATTTATGCATAAGCTAGAGAGTAGTATAATTGCGTATAATGTAGTATTAGAGGATGCTATTAAAT